AGACGACTCATCAGCGAAGGGTCCCGATGAAGCCGGCTACCCAACTCCTTGGAGCTTATCCTACTCCACTCCCTTGCCAGATAAACCAACATTGCCCGCGCCCGCACCCACCGCCTGTGGCGTCCTGGTCGAGCAAAAGCATCGCTGGCTATTCCATGTTCTTGCGCCACTGCCTCAACCAATCGACTAAATGGTACCTTAGGTCCCTTTGCCTCAACCTCCCACCCTTGAGCCCGCTTGTCCACTTTCTCAATAAACTCCTCGTCTCCCAAGAAACGCTGATCCACGACATCATAGTACCCCTCCATATGTCCCTGCCCTATCCCTTCTTCCATAAACTCCCTGTAGGCTCGCCGCACCTGTGCTAATGCCCTGCCAAACTGCCCCAATACCAATATCGTATCTATCTGTACCGGTGTTCTCTCCCCCAGGTATGCCCGCTGACTGCTCCACTGATACTTCCAGGGATCCTTCGGCCTGCGCAGACGGGCCGGGTTCAAATGGATGTAACGGACCAGTTCCAGCAAATGAGCCTCCCGATCACACAGGATCGCCTTATACCGGCCCTGGAAGAGGTGTCCAACGCTCCCATGCCGCCGGTTGTAGTACTGCGTGTAAGTAAACTGTATCCCCTGCATGATCTTGGACAGAGGAATCTGGCGGGTCTCAAGCAACAGGTGGACGTGGTTGGACATCAGCACGTAGGCATAAAGCTTAAAGTCGCACCTCTTTCTGTAATGCTCTACTCTCTCAAGGTAGGTAGTGCGGTCCTTATCGTCTCGAAAGATGTCCTGCCGTTGGTTGCCTCGGACAATGGCATGATAGAAGGCCCCTGCAAATTCAACCCTTGGTTTCCGTGCCATGCACAGAACTTACCCGGAAGCTATGAAATAAGTCAATAGTCAGGCCTGACCCTAAAGCCACACCTAAAGCCACAGAACTTACCCGGAAGCTCTGACCCTAAAGCTCCCCTAAAGCTGCTGTCCTGCGACCCACCTGGCCGACAAACGCTGACCAGGATAATCCTAATATACCTGCGTGGTTAGCCGCTCGTCACGGTCAGGATAAAAATCGCCAGGATTAAAAGAGCCGAGGTGAGACACCAGTTGCAGAGTCCCTTGAGGACAAACAACTGGATGTAGGTGAGATAGAGAGAGACCAGGATGCCGATGAAGGAGAGCGCGATAAGAGTAGAGGATGGCAGCTTAGGCCAGGGTTCCCAGCCTAGATCGTGGAGCAAAGTCATGAAGAATATGAGAAAGAAAGCAGAAAGAGAGAGAGATAAACACCTAGGGTGTAAATGTGGATGTCATTTTCCCCCATTCACCGAGCAACAGGTAGTTCCTTGTAAGAAGTGCTGGAATCGCCATTATCCTAACCCTTAATGGATAAGCCGAGAGGGAGAGGACATTGGAGGAAGTAGGTAAAGAATTATGGAAGTGGTTTAATAAAGGCTACGACCCAATTGAAGATATTATTGAAAGAACCACAGGAGTCAAAGACCCTAAACAAAAATGATACCCTATAACTTATAATGTTTATTTTAGGTTTTATAGCAGGTGTAGTTGCAGTTTGTCTGATAACTTATTGGGCAACCTTCCCTAATGACAGAGGAAAATGAAGAAGATAGAACCACACAAGTTTGCTTTTGTTATTTGGAGAGATAGCAACATTTTAGAAGAAATTAAATGAAAAGTAAGATAGATATTATAAACACATTTAACTTTTACCCGAATCCTAAAGATAGATATATATTTGAACCCTGGTGGAGACGGATTTTAATTAAATTAAGACTTGCCAAAGAACAACCTTGGTATTTAAGAACAAAAGTTATTAGTTTAGACAAGCTCAACAAGTAAATGAGAAAAATATTATTAGCCCTCTGGAATAACTTTTATCTTACCACCTGTAAGTTTTGTATAATGTGGTCTAGGTTGGATAGAAGAATAAATAGAGTATAATTAGTAGATGCCTCCCACTACTCAAATTACACTTCTTAAAAAACAAAAGTTTGTTGACGCTTACCAAAAGACCAATGGGAATATAACTGATAGCGCCGCAATTGCTGGCATAGAAAGAAAAACTTACTATAATTGGTTAGATGCTGACAAAGACTTCGCACTACAAATCCTTGATAGTGAAGCAAACTTAAATGATGAGATTAGACAAGTATTGATCCAAAAGGCCGCCGAAGGAGATATGACTGCAGTTATATTTTACCTGAAGAATAGACACCCGGATTTTAAGCAAGGCCCATATACTGCGATACAAGTAAACTTCAATAAGGTTCTTACAGATGAACGAGAAGAATATCAATTATAAGAGATTCATAGAAGAGCGCCTAAGCATAGTAGATAAAGAGGCTAAGGTTGTGCCTTTCGTTCTTAACTCAATTCAAAACCAATACCTATTAGAAGACTATACAGGAAATGATATTATCCTAAAGGCCCGGCAACAAGGATTCTCCTCACTTATTCTCGCTCTATTTACGGCTGACTTTCTACTCAAGGACAACCAAAGGAATGTTATTGTGGCCGATAATGCTGACAATGCCACGGAGCTTCTTGACCGGGTTAAATTCTTCCTCAAAAGCTATGAGGAAAAGAGAGGGATTAAGATTCCTCTTAAGTATAATTCCAAGTACGAGCTATTTAATGAAGCGACCAATTCAAGATATACAATAGGTACGGCAGAAAATACAGAGTTTGGAAGAAGTAAGACTATAACAAACCTCCACTTATCAGAATGTTTCTTTTACCTTCACTTTGACAAGCTCCTTGCCGGGGCCTTACAAGCTGTAGTTCCTACTGGAAGAATTATTTTTGAGACAACGGCTAATGGGTATAACTATGGCAAGTCATTTTGGGACGAGTGTGTGTTGGGAGATAGGCCATTTAAACCACTTTTCTATCCGGCTAGTGCTTTCTATGATGAGGAGTTTCTCACAAGACGAAGGAAAGAGTTAAGAGAGTTATTCCCTCAAGAGTACCCGGAGAATGCAACAGAGGCTTTTTTGGCAAGCGGAGAGCAATATTTTAACCCTACTTCGCTTAGGTGGTACTTAGACAATGTTAAGGAGAAAATAGACTATGAATTTTCGACAATATAGAAAAATTGAACAAGGTGAGCAGTTTGTTGTAGCAGCTGATACCTCAAGTGGGCTTGGAGACTACTGTGCTACTCAGTTTTTAAGTAAAACCAAGCTAGACGTACCTCTTGTGTTCCATTCTAAGGCCATTGCAACGGAGATGACGAATACTATCTATCCTGTGTTGGACAAGATTTGTGATGTTACAGGCATAAACCCTATTATTGCTTATGAAAGAAATGCCGGGGGGAGTTTTGAAATGGAGACAAGATTTGTGATGTTACAGGCATAAACCCTATTATTGCTTATGAAAGAAATGCCGGGGGGAGTTTTGAAATGGATAGACTCGCCTCACTTAATAGGCTAGGAAAGTTTACATTATTTAAGATGCCTACAATGGGGGTAGAGGAACCATCACAACCAACTAAATATGGATGGGATACTAATACTGCTACAAGACCCGCAATGCTGTCTCAACTCAAGGAAGCAATAGATAACAAACTATTAACAATTTATGACAAAATGACGATTGAGGAGATGTATTCCTTCGTTGTTGTAAGAAGCACGGCAAGCGTAAAAGCCCAAGCTGAGGCAGGAATGCACGATGACTTAGTTATGAGTCTTGCTATCGCCTGGCAGTTATATCAACTTGCAGAATTTACTCCAATACTAAAAGGCAAAGAATTTTCTCCAACCAAGTGGTCTTTAGTCTAACTATACTGGGGTATTACTGCTCCGCCGTATGGTTAGAATAACAATTACTCAAAAAATGTATGGGTGGAGTAAATGGGGAGGGGGCAACCAAGGACTTGTCAAAGAAGAACTAGAGGAGTGGTTTTGTCAGACCTGTGGCAAAACACAACGCAAAGGCCTTCCTTCTTATATGGTAGAGTCGGCCACAAGAGAATTTATGAGAGTTTGCTCTTCCTGTAAGCACAAAATTGTACGAAATCGGCTTCAGAACTATTGGAAGCTATTGGATGTTATTAAAGAGCGTTAGTTTGCAAACCTAGAAAGCAAAGCCTTAACCTTTGAATATGAAAGAGGAAACCCTCAAAGAAGTAGACCAGCACTACCAAATGTGGACGCAGGATAATGACAAGCGCCTCACTCGAAAGGGCGGATGGAATGATGTAACTGATGCTTACTACGGTAAGCTCCCTGATGACTGGCCTTATATAACCAAGATAGTAGACCCCAGGATACGCACTTCACTTATAGAGAAGAACGGTAGGCTTGTAAATAACAAACTAAGAGGACGATTAGTACCAAGGGAAGGTAGCGATATCTTGGGTGCAAGAATAAACAATGCTAAGTTAGACTTTGACTGGGAAAATGCTAATGATGGCGGCTCAATGCAAACTAAAATATCCATTTGCGATATGGATACCAGACTTTATCAAAGTAAGTTTGGTTTAGTTAAGTGGAAGTGCGAATACAATGATGATGACTCGATTAAGTTTGAGGGCAATGAGTTTTATCCTCTTGATATTAGAGATTGTGGTATGGATCCCTCGGCTATGCACATTAAAGGCGCTAAGTGGTTTCAGTATAGGACCTGGGAACATATAGAAGACCTTGAAAAGCAAGCCGACACCGAAGGCAAACCACTTTATAAGTATTTAGGAACGATTAAGACTTGGCTCAAAGAAAACCAACAAGCCAATAGCGGCCAAAGAAGAAAAGATAGTTATGTAAGGCGCGTACCCCAACTAAGAGGCTTAGAAGATAGGGTTGGTGAGGATATGGCCTTCCCGGTCATTGAGGTGGTCCACGAGCTAAGAGAAGACAGGTGGATAGACTTTCACCCCGACCTTAAACTTATCATTAGAGACATAGACAATCCCTATGACCATGGCAAGATTCCTGTAGCCCAACTTAGATACTATCCTCTCCAAGACGACCCCTTAGGTGAAAGTGAAGTAGAACCAGTTATCCCTCTTTGGAAAGCTATTCAAGCCACCGTGTGTGGATATATGGATGAGGTTATATTAAAGATGCGTCCTCCTCTTAAGATAATTCAAAACGCTGCAACAATAGAAACGATAATTTATGGGCCTGAAGCTCAATGGATAGTCACAAGACCTGATGCCATAACTGAGATGCAGTCTAATGGTGAGGCTGTAAGATACTTTGAAACGACTTACTCTGCTCTTATAAGCGCATTTAATGTAGCTATGGGGGATATGAGCCAAGGTACTTCAGCAGTTACGCCTTTCGAGAGTGACAAGACTGCAACTGAGGTCAAGGCTTCGATTAAGCAACAGAATGTAAGAGACCAGAAGAACCAGAATGATTTAGCAGAGTTTATCAAAGACATAATGCTTATGTGGCTTTCAAATAATAGGCAATTCTTATTTAGTAACCCCGAGAAGCAAGATTATGTCCTAAGAATAATTGGAGATGAGAACTTCAACTACTTCAAGCGAGCGGGACTAGATGAGATGGTATTAGAGCCTCAAGTAGCCCAAACGATAGCGGATATAGTCGAACAAAAACCTGATATGACCGATGGGGAACTGGGAGAGCTAGTAGAGGCAGGCAAAGTACCCAAGCACCCTGTTTATGAGAACCCTAAAGAGAAAGACCCAAGTAAGTTAATTTACAAGCCCAAGATGAAGATGAGTGATATGGGCGATTCAGCAGAGCTTGCTATTGTTCCCGAAGATATGGAAGGGACCTACGATTATATAGCTGATGTTAGGAGTATGGCCTCAGGAGCAACACAGGAGCTTTTAGATGCACGCCAAAATGCTATTATGATGTTAATTGCTTCCCCCACTAGTCCTTTTGTGATACAATTATTAGCGCAAGAAGGTTACAAGACGAATGTCAAAGAACTCCTCGAAAACACCTTTGA